CCACCTACTAATGACTGTACTTGTCCATCTGCTGCCAGAATTACCGATTGTCTAACTTTTGATGTTATTGACATAATTTTATTCTCCTTAAAAAGTGCTCCCGAAGGAGCACTCTAATTATTATTACGAAAGGTTATTGTTCTGTAAGTAACTAACAGTTACTGTAGCAGCACCTGCTGACGCATCATTGTTTGCACCATTATAGATGTAACCAATTCTGATGTCAGAAGATCCAATATCTTTCCAGTTTGCACAAAGTGCAGCTGTTCCTAAAGCTATCTTTCCAACTGCTGAAATAGCTACGTCATTAACGTATAAATCAGTATCCGCAGATGAACCAACTTCAAGTATGTCAGAACCTGAATCGTTAAACGCAGTTTCTACGTTAACATCGATTCTTACGATTTGAGAGTTAGCTGGAATTACAACGTTAGTGTCAGTCGCTGCTCCTTCAGTTGTATAAGCAAATGAAAATGATTGAGACATTAACACTTGACCTGTGTTTTTTACGTCTGATCCAACAGTAGTTCCAGTAGTATTTTTAATAGTACCAGCTAATATTGGTCCAGAAAATGTAGTGTTTGCCATAATTTTATCCTCCTAGTTATGATACATAGTCTCTAGGCCGTCGACTATACGCGTCTACGTATCGTTTTAAAATTGTATAGTGAGTTATTTATATATTAGATTTTAGTAGAGTGCAAGAGAGCCTTAAAAGAAAGTGCGATTTCAGCGATGTAGCTTTTGTTCTAAGTAGCTACAGAAACTTGTGGAGCTGCATCTTCGACAGTATTCTGTCTGTGAGCAATAGCTGCTTCTTCCAGCTTAATGTCAGTGATAACTTTTTTAACTTTGTCATCGATTCTGACCATTTCAAGAGTGTATCTACCATTAGACAGATGCTCCTGTTCCCACTTCAACTCCAAGGACCTTTTTGCTTTGTATAGGTCTTGTATCATCAACAACCTCCTCATAGGTTATTCTGTTTACTCGGTCGTCATATGAGTTTCCGAGATATTCCCAGTTTATACTCTTTTCTCCCAATTTGTCAAGGATTGATTGTTCAAGAGAAATAGCATTATCTTCCGACAAAACGTTAAATTTTGCGTAATGTTCGTATGCCCATATTTTTACTGTGAATGTTTTCATGAATCTCACCATGTTATTTATTGAATGTGGCCGAACTGTGTCCGGCCACAAAAATGTTTAACTTTGCTTACGCACCTTCAACACCGAAGATACCTCTATAGTCAGAAACGCCAAAAGCGTATCTTTCTCTAGCTTTGTATCTTACGTTGCCAGTATCAAAGTCCCCTTCCATTGAAGTTGTCAATGGAGTTCTTGAGAACATTTTCATACCGTTTGGAACGTCCGTGATAATGTAGAATGAATCAGCATCAGTTAAAAAGTTATTAACTCTGTAACCTTGTGGGATCATACCCATGCTGTTGATTGCATTGATGTCATTATCAGCAGTTTGAGTTCTACCTTGAGATTTCATCAATCTCTCAGCGTTGAACTGATTCGCAGAAGGAACGATCATTTTCACTCCTCTAGCTGCGATTCTTAAACCTCTTTCATCAGTCATTGCAGCAATGTCAATCAAAGACTGCTCTAATGAAGTTTCGTTTAAGTCTGCTTGCGTAGTTAAAGTATTCTTCACGTTTCCAGCGATTGTGCTGTGTGAAACTGAGAATAAGTTAGCTCCATCCCCTGATGTAAATTTACCAGTTGTAACTCCCGGTAAACCATTATTCAAAGGTGATGCTCCTTTAACTTCTTTTGCATTAGACATCGATCTTGCAAGAGCTTTTGTGTATCTAGAAGAAAGTCTGTCATAAAGGTTGTCCTCTATTGCTTCTTCTGTGATAGCGAAAGCTAAAGCGATCGTTTCCATAGTGTATCTAGCAGTGTAAGTTTCTTGCGCTTCGTCGAACGCAACTCCTTGACCTTCTGCTTTTACATCTGCGTTTGCAAAACCACTTAACATTACTTCTTCTTCAAAAGCTCTGTCAGATGATTCTGTTGTATAAATCTCAGCATGCTGATTTTCATACCTTTTGTACTCCAGCCCAAATAAAGCATTTAGGCCTGGTTCTAGTTCTTTAACTAGCTGTGCTCGTGATATTGCCATTATATGCTCCTATTATTGCCACGTAACCGCACCAGTGAAGTATTGGTTGAGGTTGTGAGCAACTACAACGCTTCTAAACGCTGCGTTTTCGTTGTTCTCAGGATCCTCTGCTGATCTTACCAATCTCCATTGATTGTTAGTTGCGTGCCTTGTAGCGTAAGTTAACGTTGAACTTGACTGTCCAGAAATTTCTGAACCAGCTGCAGTTACAGTTAAGCCATATGTTTTACCATATTCAGCTTGAGCTGCTGCTGCATCAATCGCACCAACAAAAAGTTGGCTAGGATTGTCAATTACAAACGCAGTTATATCTTCGCTATTAGCTGGAGTAATAGGTTGGTTGTAGAAATTCGCAAACGTCGGCTTCTTAGTAGTAGCGTCGTTATAGAATATTCCATTCAACACACCTATACAAGTGTTAGTGATGGCAGCTTGTGCAGTAACAATGTATCCAGCGGCGCTTCTTACAGCACTACCTTGGAACAAGTCAACACCCATGCCAGCATCGATAAGATATTTGCCTTGACCGCCAGTAGCTGGTGTTGAACCAACAGTACCTTGTGCAATCAAACCAAAACCTTGTGTGTTTCTATTTGCCATAGTTATTACTCCTTATGAACCTGCCGTCGTAAAACGGCCTCCAGTTCGGTTGATATTATTTCGGATAGTTTAAGAATTACTTCTTTGTACCACCGAAAGTCTGCTTAGAATTTCTATCAATTTTGATAGGCATTCTTTTATCCTGATCCTTCAGTAAGTCGGTTTCTACTGACTCGTCTTGACCTTCAGTTTGTCTTCTCTGATAGTCCATTCGAGCCTGTGCGAGTTCTTCCGGTATCCTTGCCAGGAGAAGGCCACCTACTCCAATCACTCCAGCGTATTTTCCGTCTAAGACAGTTGGATATTCTTGAGAATCATATTCGTCAGCTCTCACTAACTCATATCCAGATCTTAATCTCCCATGAATATTCTTGGTGTCATTAAAACCTAGTGACTCTGCTCTTATCCATCTGTGCCTAAATCCGTCAGGCGCTGGTGGTGCATCTAGAGATGATGGGGGCTTGTACTCTTTTGGTCTTTCAGTTTTTGACCGAGTAACAGCCGCACGAGAAGTTTTATTTTCGTCTTTTTTCATACTATGCTCCTTCCGTGAGTTTTAGTTGTTTAGCATACTCTTCGAGTGGCACACCTAATTTTTTAGCTATTGCTACCTGTGATGATGTGAGTCTCACAGTTTTGCGACCAGGTTTTGAGCTTCTGTTAGCCGAAGCTACCGACTGAACGGCCCTGTTCGTTTGCTTAGTTTCAGTATTATCAAATTTGTGCCCAAAGTCAACTCTAATCCGTTTATCAATCTCTTCGTAGTATTCGTTTGATTTAGGATCATAACCTTCTTTATCAACTAAATCCTTGTGAATCTCGAATGCAGTAAATGTCATAGCTCTATCTGTTCCGAACCATCTATTTTTTGCAGCCCAATCTTCAGCCATAGGATCAGCTTGAGGCATTTGTTGTGGGGTTTCATTTGGTAATTGTCCACCGTCTGACAGTTTAACAGGTTCTTCCTGTTTAACCGGCTTATCTTGTTTTAATTGTTGAAGTTTAGCGTTCTCGAAAGCTAACTCAGCAATTTTTTTATTTGCTGCTACTTGAGCTGTTGCATCACCTGATTCAATAGCACGCGCTAATTCATTTTGCGCCATGTCCATTCCAGATTTTACACTTTCTTCAAATTTAGCAGTGTAGTCAGAATCAACTTTGTTAAATCTTTCCTGATCTAGTTTTCTTTTTTTCTCGATTGCAGTAGCATATTCGACAGCAGCAGCTTCTCTTCTTTCTGCTTCTCTCATCTTACGCGTAAGTTTTGCAATTCTCGCTTGCACACCTTTACTGTAATCTTCTAATTTTTCATCATCCTTTTTTTCTGGTTCTGCTTTTTCTTCTGTAATTGTTTCTTGTTCCTTTGTTTCTGGAGCAGTATCAACTACTGCTTCTTCTTTTTCTTCTGGTATATTGATTTCGGTTTCTGGACCGGATGTATCAATATCTACTGTCTTCTTTTCTTCCTCTGGCATAGTATCCTTCCTATGTTAAAATTTATGCAAGATATCTGTTGGATCTTGCACAGTTGCTAGTACTTCGTCATCATTAAGAAGACGAACTTCCCCACCCTCAATTTCAATACGAGATCCTGCATAACGTGCGAAGACTACCCAGTCTCCGACCTTGCACCATGGACCTTGTGTGAATCTAGTTTTATCATTATAACAATCAGGTCCCATCGCAAGTACGTTACCGCATTGTGATCCTACCTGTTGTCTCTCGATTGTTTCTTGTCCAAGTAAAACTCCACCTTTAGTTTTTTCATTCATCTTAAATGGTAAAACTAACATACGCCAACCTGTAGGTTGAGGAAGTTTTGCTTTTTCGTTTGTAACTTCTTTTTGTTCTTCTGATTTCTTTAACCCAACTAATTTATTATTTGGGGTTATTATTTTTTTTGCCATCGATGTTGATGACTGTTCCTCTGTCTTCATTTTGCTCCTTATCGTTTAGCAGGTTAGAGATTTCCTGTTGCACTGATTCCAATGCATTAATCTGTCCTATTATATACTTGTATGTTTCCATACTGTCAACCCCACCGGATGTTACCGATATGGCTAATGTTTCTACTCTTCTTTTGATTGCTCTTCTTAGACTATTTAGTACTTGTTCTGCTTCCATTTAACATTTCCATCTTCTCCGTGCTTGTCTGATTCGAGAATTAGGATCGTTACGTGTTTTTGCTGACGAGTTTCTTAATTGACCTGCACTTCTTGCACAGTACGACTTACGTCGGTTTGCAGCTTTTGACCCTTTTTTCACTTTACCAGTCACGGCTGTTTTTAGTTTACTTCCAGGGTTTGCAGCCCTGTAAGCTTTTACACCCTTTGCTGTCATTCCAGCTCCGGATTTTGTCTTTCTATAATTAGCACCCTTACCTGTGGTGGTTTTTCTTATAGGATTCTCAGCCATTACGCCTTTTTCTTTTTAGGCTTCTTAGCTGTCTTAGCTGCTCTTTTAAAATTAGCAGCAGTTGGTGCTCCTTTAGCTCCAGGTTTTCTCATCTTCTCACCTGAGCCAGCAGCGATTCTTTTTTTCT